GCGCCGTGCTTGTCGCATACTGCATCGTAGCCTCAATAACATTCTTGACTATCAAGACTTTCTTTCCATACAGTCTAAATTATCCAACGATGAAATCAGACCCTTGGGAATCGGTATCACCAACCTTGCCTACTGGCACGCCAAGCGAAGCCTCAAATACGGAGAGCAAGACAGCTTGGCTGAAGTCAAGACGTGGATGGAACATCAAGCCTACTACCTAACAGAAGCTAGTGTTGAACTGGCTCGAGAACGTGGTCGTTGTGATCACAGCGATCATACACGATACGGGCAAGGTGTATTTCCTTGGGAACTACGTGCTACTGGTGTTAACGAATTAGCAGACTTTGCTCCTGAATTGGACTGGGAAACACTGCGTACTGCTATGGTAACATTTGGCGTTCGAAATGCCACACAAATGGCTATTGCTCCTGTTGAATCAAGTTCAGTTGTGATCAACAGTACTAATGGTATTGAAATGCCCATGAGCCTTATCAGTGTTAAAGAAAGCAAAGCTGGATCATTTATTCAAGTTGTTCCTGAATATCATAGATTGAAAAACAAATATCAAATGATGTGGGATCAAAAGGATTGTGATGGTTATTTAAAGACTGCGGCAGTACTTGCAGCCTATGTGGATCAAAGCATCAGCACCAACACTTTCTATAATCCCGCACACTTTGCAGATCGCAAAGTACCAACCACACTGATTGCCAAGAACTTGATGCAAGCACACATATGGGGATTGAAAACATTCTACTACAGTTTGATCAACAAGCAGGGCAGTAAGGCCGTTGCAGAAGACGCTCCTACTATGCTAGAACCCATTAACTTTGATGATGAAGAAGACTGTGAAAGTTGTAAACTTTAAGGAATCAATATGTTAAAAGATAGAAGAGTATTGTTAGAACACGATCTCAAAATTGCACATGACCGTGCCTCAAAGATGTATTTGGACATTGTGACCCAAGGTGACAGACTCATTGGCGAAGAGTATCAACAGGCACGAGATCAAATTTCTAAACTAGAGTTTGATCTCAATATGGTTAACCAATTGATTCACAAAGGACATGAATAGATGTTAGAAACAATTTGTGACATAATGGTAGATGCTTACAAGCGTAACTGGATTACCAGTAGAGATGGTAACATAAGTATACGACATCATGACCGTGATCATTTTTATATCACACCCAGTGGAGTTCGTAAACAAACTCTGCAGCCTGATCAGTTTAAAAAAATTGGCATTGAAAAGGGTTACTATGATCAGCCTCCTCAACCATACTATGTGAGCAAAGAATTAGAGTACACTGAGATCAGTGCCAACCTAAAACCCAGTGGAGAACTGCCACTACACTTTGGACTACAACGAGAAATGGGACAGCACACGGGAGAGGTGCGTGTTGTGGTACATGTACATCCCACATACTGTATTGCCGCCATGCATGCCGGTATTGATCTAAGCACAGTCAGTTCAGCGTTTCCAGAACTCAATCGTTATACCAAGGTAGCACCAAATGTGGGTGATGTGAAACCAATTAGTCAAGAACTTGCTGATCAGTGTCACTATAGATTAGAATTGGATGATCGTGGCAACATTGCTTACGATATAGTTGGAATTAAAGGGCACGGAGTTGTGGCCATTGATACAAGCCCTTGGCGAGCATACGAACATATAGAACGATTAGAACACATTTGCAAGATAGTACTTGCATCGGGAAAATATTAATGAGTTACATTGTAGGATCATTACCACCAATCAAATGTTTTGTTAAACGAGAATTTCTCTATAACTTTGAACGAGGTCACGGTGAATTAGAACCTGCCATATGGGTCAGTCTCAAAGCCCTGCGTGGACAAGTGTTTCGTATTGAATCATTGTTACCCAATTACGGAGCACTATACGACAAACTGCCTATTCATGCATATGTGTGGCAAGAAAACTACACAGGCACATTGCCCATAGACACACTACAACTTTGGGACTGCATGGGTTATCGTTTCACAATCGTTGAAAAAATTGGACTGCGAAATCTAGGTGTCAAATTTCTAGGTAAAAGCAAGGAATGGCATTACGGAACTTATTTGTTCACCGTGGACTTTTGTGCTGATGGAATGGATGTGGACACGGGGTTTACTGAAGTTGCAGAAGAACACAAGAGCTTTAATTTTATACGATTGGAAAATGGACAGTTTGCATGCCAACCCAATAACAGATGCTTGTGGTACGATCAAAGTTTAATTCCCAGTGATGTTAAGTTTCCTGATTTTCAAGCGGCTCAAAATCTATGGACAGTGGATGGCACACGTAAGTGGAGTGCCGGAGATGATTGGTTTTATACTATTGATGAAAAAAATGAATAACAGGGAAATATTAAAATGTCAAAACAACAATATAATTTAAACACAAAGACAGACTATCTTAATAGAAAAATGTTCCTAGATCCAGCAGGTCCAGTAACCATTCAACGTTTTGAAGAAGTCAAGTACAAAAAGATTGCGGACTTTGAAGCCACCGCACGTGGCTTCTTTTGGCAACCAGAAGAGATCAGCCTAAGTAAAGATGCCAACGATTTTAAAGATGCCAGTGAAGCAGTCAAGCATATCTTTACCAGCAACTTGCTACGTCAAACAGCGTTAGATAGTTTGCAAGGCCGCGGACCAAGTCAAATCTTTATGCCAGTAATCAGCTTGCCTGAATTGGAAGCACTGGTGTACAACTGGACATTCTTTGAAACTAACATTCACAGCAAGAGTTACAGTCACATTATTCGCAACATTTACAATGTGCCCAAGGATGTGTTCAACACCATCCATGACACCAAAGAAATTGTGGACATGGCAAGCAGTGTAGGAGACTACTACGAAGCATTGCACATGGTCAACTGCCGCAAACAAATGGGTGAGACAGTTACTGAAAAAGAACATGTACGTGCAATTTGGATGGCGCTACATGCCAGCTATGCATTAGAGGCATTCCGATTTATGGTCAGCTTTGCCACTAGTTTGGCCATGGTAGAGAACAAGATCTTTATTGGTAACGGTAATATTATTCAGTTGATCTTGCAAGACGAACTACTACACAAGGGATGGACAGCTTATTTGATCAATCAAGTGGTCAAAGAAGATCCTCGCTTTGTTCAAGCCAAACAGGAATGTGAAGCAGAAGTGTATCAACTGTACATGGATGTGATCCGTGAAGAAAAGGCCTGGGCCGACTATTTGTTCAACAAAGGTCCAGTGATTGGGTTGAACGCTAACATTCTAAAAGACTTTGTGGACTACACAGCAGTTGGCGCACTTAAAGATATTGGTCTAAAGTATAATAATACTGCACCAAAAACAACACCAATTCCTTGGTTCAATAAACATACTGATACTAGCAAAAAACAAACCGCACTACAAGAAAACGAATCAACTAATTATGTAATTGGAGCAATGAGTGAGTCTCTTGATTATGAATCACTACCAAATTTTTAAGGAAATATTATGAAAGCAACCATATGGAGCAAGTACCACTGCCCCTACTGTGATCAGGCCAAGGCCCTGTTAAAGAACAAAGGAATCCCATTTGAAGAAAAGAAAATTGGTGATGGATATAGCAAAGAGGAACTATTAGAAGCAGTGCCCAATGCAAGAACAGTGCCACAAATCTTTTTAGATGATAAATTAATAGGTGGGTTTACAGAACTCAACGAACATTTAAAAAAGGTACAATATGTTAATTAACAAAGGTGTTTCATCTGGAGACATAGTGACTATCAAACTAACTTCAGGCGAAGAGCTAGTGGCCAAATTAGTGGATGACAACCCTATGCAAATCAAAATTGCTAGGCCATTGGTGTTGACCATGGGTCAACAGGGTATTGGTATGGTTCCCTATTTGTTCACTGTGGATCCTGATAAAAATATCAGCATGAATAGATCCACTATCACAGTGTTGGAAACCACTGAAGAATCTGCGGCAAAACAATATATCAAAGCAACCACAGGGATCGTGACATAATAGTGTAATAAATACACTATGACTTATAAACTAAGGGCAGGCGCCCCATTTGATTTAGACAATTATTTTAACCGACCTGCTATCGATGCAGGTCCCTTTGTTAATCTGTATCCAGATGTGTCTGTGAGCAAAATAGATGGCGGTTTTTTCAATAAGCCTGCCACATTTGCCGTTGACGGTGGCAAAATACCCCTAGCGGGCACAGCAACTTACGACCCAACAAAAACCTACACATCAGCAGATGTGTTGCCTGCGAACGCTATTGGTGGTCCCGAGTATTGGATACTGAATTATAGCCCAAGAGTTTATAGAGATGGATACATTTTAAATTTTGATCCATTGGTCACTATAGATGGAAGCATACCCCCACCATGAGCAATACTGGAAGTATTTTATTAAGAAGAGGTCCTACCACAGATAGGACAGCGTTTGTGCCTTTGGACGGCGAGATCATTTATGACAGTGATCTTAAAAAAGTATATGTGGGCGACGGTGAAATATACGGAGGCAATGCTGTTACTTTTGGTGGCTCCACTAGTAATGTGTATTATGTAACATCTGAAGGCAAAGACAATGATGTAAGTAATGACGGCACCAGTATTGATAGAGCATTTGCATCGGTCAAAAAGGCTTGCGAAGTTGCAGGCGCTGGCGTACAATATGCAAATGCCACATACTTAATAACACAAAATAAAAGCTGGTTGGTTACAGAAATGTATCAATGGATGCTGTATCAGAAAGCAAATAGTACTAATGGGTTTACTCCAGGTTCAGTATTTGATCAAACAGCAACATTGAGAGATGCAAATTATATT